CTTGATGTTTTAATTAAACACCTAGGAAAAGGTGCAGTTGAAACAGGTATTAAAAATGGTAATATAGACATGGCTCCTTTAGCTCTGATGAGAGGTCGTTCGTTTGACAATGCTTTCATCATTTGTGATGAAGCTCAAAACATAACAACACATGAGCTTAAGATGTTACTTACTAGGGTAGGGGAAGGCTCTACTATAGTTCTTAATGGAGACATACAACAAACAGACCTTAAAGAAGGAGATGGTCTAACCAAGATTACCCACCTAGCTAAGAAATATAGCTTACCAGTACCTATAGTTGAGTTCACACTAGACGATATCGTAAGATCAGATATCTGTGCACAATGGGTTAAGGTATTTTATGCAGAAAAGATATGATTCCCAAATGTTCATGGTGCGGAGACAGCACACTAAAAGGTTTTAAATGTAAACTATGCGGAGAGAAGACTATGGCTAAGAAGAAAAATGAAGAAATAGTGAGAGAACCACAACACTACTCACGTTGGGTAATAGAACCCATTGAATTTATAATGCGTAACAAGTTTGAGTTTTGGAGAGGTAACATAATAAAGTATGTTGTTAGAGCAGGGTTTAAATCCTACGAGGGTAAAGACTCTACTGAATCAGAAATTATTGATTTAGAAAAAGTAATAAGGTACTCAGAGATGCGTATAAATCATTTAAAAGGTAAGGATAAGTTATGAAATTTGTAGTAACAGTTATACTAATTGCATTAGCTTTAACAATAGGTGTGCCTATGACTGCACACTCAGCTGATATCACTCACAGTGATTCTCAGATAATTCTTGAGGGTAAGATTAAGAATGATGACTACAAAGAGTTACAGAGAGTTGTAGATAGAACAGGTATAAAGTCTATACGACTTAACTCTGATGGAGGAGCTGCTATAGAAGGTTATCAAATAGGCTATACTATACGTAAAAACAAGATGAGCACTGTAGTCAAGAGAGGGGATAGATGCCTCAGTGCCTGTGCTGTTGCCTACTTAGGTGGTACAAAGAAGTATAACTACGGTATCCTAGGTTTTCATGTAGCTTGGGCTCAACAATCAGGTAGAGACTTTAATGATGGTATGAAAGCAGGTCAACTCTTTGGTTCTATAGACGCTATCTATTCTTTTAATATGGGTTACACAGCTCAACTTAACTTTATTGTATCTCAGATAACTAGTAAAAAAGACTTTCTTGTACTTAGTCTAGACGATCTAAAACTATTTGAAATGGAAGATAATGAATACACACATTTTCAAGAACTACCTAAAAACTGGATGTCTGACAGACTTTATAACCCACTTAGACTTCACCTACTAACAGGAGGCCGATAATGGATAAATGGAAATGGTGGTTCGTCACTAACTCAGGTATCTTAGCCTTAGTTATAGGTCACATTAAGTTTGATCTATTTAATCAATTATTAACATCAGATAGTACATACCTTACTTTTCTTATAATTGCTATCTCTATAGCAACATCAGCATCTATGTTCTTTAAAAGAACTGATATGCACTGGTTTGCATCAGATGCAGTTTTATCTATAGGTATGGTAGGGACTCTATTCGGTTTTCTTATGGTATTAGGTCAAAGCTTTACAGACATAGACACAAGCTCAGTAGAGAGTATGACAGATGCTATCGGTATATTGGCTACTGGAATGTCTACGGCTCTTGTAACATCTCTTGTAGGTCTTATAGCTTCCTTGTGGTTAAAGCTACAGCTAGTTATACTAGGAGATTGATATGAGAAAATACAGCAGTAATCTAGCCTTTGTTGACCTATTATTCAACTTGCTTGTTGGATTTACTAGCCTGTTTGTTATTGCATTCTTACTAATTAATCCAATAGCTAAACAAGGGGTAGTTGATCCACCTGTAAAAGTTATGTTTGAGATATCGTGGGATGATAAAAGTTATCACGATATAGACTTATACTTAAAAGGACCTGACAATCAAGTTGTGTACTACGCAAATAAATCTAATGGTTATATAACTTTAAAAAGGGATGACTTAGGTTTTCAAACAGATACATACGAAGTTAACGGTAAGATAGAAATAGTAGAACGTAATTATGAGATTACTACTATGTCGAGTTTACCTGATGGAGATTATATAGTCAATGTTCACTTCTATGCAAGAGGTAAACGTAGACCTACTGATCCTGTCAATATTAAAGTAGCTGATTTAAGTCAAGAGGTATCTGTACGGGTAACAAGTATACAACCTTTTAAAATAATAGCTGATACATCTACGATACTTAAATACTTTCAAGAAAGAACTATACTAGTTTTTAAAGTAAAAGATGGTAAAATTGTAGAAGTAAGGGATGACATACAAGTCAGATTAAGAAAGAAACATGCACAACAGGGAGGTGGGTTCTGATGACTAACATATATATAGTGTACTTACTACTAAGCACTTTTGTAGTATTTCTAATGTTCTACTCTAGGCTAAATGTATTCGTCAAAGCTTTAGCTTTATCGGCTACAATTCTTTTAGGTTTACTTACACAGGCTCACTACATACTACAGCTAGGTAAACCTATAGAAAAGTACCCTTCAGACGAATTTGTTTATGTTCATCATATGTCTGAAGTAGACAAAATATATGTTTGGATATGGACTAATGAAGCAGGTAATAGACTACACGTAATACCTTACAATCAAGACACAGCTGAAGAGTTGCAAAAAGGTAAGGAAGAACAGCAAAAAGGCTCTACCCAAAAAGGTAAGTTTTCTAAAGCTAAAGACGGCTCTAACAACCCAGGTCTCATGATAGACACTTGGAAAGGACCGAAGAATTTAAATAATAAATAAAGGAAGATATAGTGACTATATTAGAAATGGCTAAGAAGACTATCAAAGAAACAACTAAGGTTGCGGCGAAGGAGCCTAAACCAGAACCTGCAATGCTACCTCCTGGCTCTTACCTAAGAGAGCACGGTATGCTTATGCTAATAGATAAGTTTGATCAAGAGAAGATCATGCCTCTAGTAGCTGCCATATACGAATACAATTTAATGCCAGAAGATTTAAGACCAGATCAAATTACATTAATAATCAACAGCCCAGGAGGTTCAGTACACTCAGCCTTCCACCTTATTGATGCAATTAAAATGTCAGAGATACCTATAGTAACAATAGGTAAAGGTCTTGTGGCTTCATGCGGTGTGCTAACTATAATGGCAGGAGATAGAAGACTACTCACTCACAACACCTCTGTTATGTCACACCAGTACTCGTGGGGTTCAAAAGGTAAAGAACATGAACTACATGCAATGATTAAAGAGTTTGATCTAGCAGGTGATCGTATGATAAGTCACTATAAGAAATGTACTAAGAAATCTGAAAAGTATATACGCAAACATCTATTACATCCAACTGATGAATGGCTTACCCCAGAGGAGTGTATCAAACATGGTATTGTTGATGAGATAGTTAACACTTATTAGGGGTTGACAAGGAGGTGTACTTATGGTACACTTCCTTATATTCAAATAAAGGAATATGTTAATATGACCACCAAACGCAAAAAGCCCCCTGCTCCTAGTTTGGAACAAGAGGCTAAAGCCTTTATTAAATCTAAAGAAACAACCATTGTGAATGTTCCTAAGAGTCTCTCCTCTCATAAAGAACAACTAGCAGCTTCAGTCCTAGCTGGACTGCTAGGTTCCAGTGGAAGTAATCGAGCAGAAGAACTCGTACAAGAAGCATACAGGTATGTGGACCTCTTGCTTCAATATAAAAAGTAAACAAACTTAACCCCCTTCAGTTTAATTACTGTTGGGGGTTTTTCTTTGTCTAGTAGTTGGTTGGGTCTATTCTCATTCGTTTGATTGTCTCAGCATTGTTTAACTCTGCATCAATCAACATCAACTGACCTTCACTAAGATCACCCATGTTATCACCTAACTCTAGGTCTGCCATAGCTTTCTTAATATCATCGGCAGAAAACTTAGACACTAGGTCATACTGACTTCGTAACGTTGTGCCTGTTCCGTCATATCTCGTTACCAATCGAAGCTTAGTTAATTCTTTAACTTCCTTCAACTTATCTTTCCATATAATACGTAGTTCATCTTGTGGTAGATTACGGAACTTCATACTCTCCATCTTTGTAGTAGACCATGCCTCTATAGACTGATACATCTGGCGTTGGTACTCATTAACAGCCTCTGGTATCATTCGCTTCTTGTCCTTAGACAAAGGAGCATTAATCTTCCACTGGTCTAATCCCATTAAGTTCATAATACGTTGTGTGTTTGTTAATTCTACAGTTCTAACACCTACGTTTTTAGCAGACTGTTGTTTAGCCTCACCTGCTACTGAAGATTGTTTAGTTGGCATACCTTCACCAGTAGTCAAGAAGTCAGTGAAAGAATCAACGTACTTGAATGACTCAGCGATAGTTCTATTCAGTCTACCTTCTATCTGCTTTAAGTCTTTAGGACTTTGATCTATGTCCATGAATAAACCAAATGCAGTATCGATAGGCTCTAGAGGTCTAACAAAACCTGATATAGCTTGCGCAGATATCTCTGTTACAACATTCAAACCTTCATCGTAAGCGTTGTCTATCTCACCTTTAAGAATAGCCATTGTGAAGTCAGCAATCTCACCAGTAGTCTTAGTAAGGTTACGTGTTAGGCCACCTCCACCAAAGTCTTTACCAATCTGTGCTAATATCTCTTCTGGAACTTCTTCACCTGCCATGTGGTATGATACTACACGGGCAGCTGCTTTGAATAAAGAGATAGGATAGTCATACTGTTGTGATACAACTTGACCATCTATTATGTTATCATATAACCCTAGACCTGCTTTACGGTTCTCTTGTTCGTCTTGAGCCATTGTGTATACTAAACCAGTAACCACAGCACCTCTTGCCGCTAGTTCCTCGATAGGTACATCGTTGTACTTACCACTAACCTTCTTAACTGCTATGTTAAGTACTGGTGTATTCTTAATACCGAAGTCTATAGTGTTGTTAAAGAACCTACCAAACGGAACCATGAAACCAAGACCTGGAATGTTACGAGCATCTTCTACGAAACCTGCAAGCTCACCTAGTTTAGTACGGTTCTTATATGACTTAGAGAATGTATTCTCCATAGTCTTAGCTACAGCGTCTATTTCCATTTGCTTGTATTCTTTAGTAGCCATAATTTTAACAGCTTCTGGGCTAGTGTAGAACTCATTCCAACTCTTACCAAACTTAAGTCTTAGTTGCTTGTTCATCTGCCCTACGTAGTCTTGAGACTTAGTGTAAGCATCTTGAGCATTAACGAATGTAGCTCTTTGAACAGCATTGATAACACTATCTGATTTGTCTTGTAAGAAAGCGCCTTTACCTAGTGTAGTCATCTGATCTACAGTGTTACTAATCTCAACACCACCAGACAATGTACGGTTAAGCTTATCTAAAGCACCAGTGTTATTTTGTAGTGCACTCTTATAAGCCGCATATGTCATATCATTATCAAATGCAAACTTAACACGGTCTTTAGAGGCTAGCAGTAGTTGCTTAGCTACATAAGTATTCTTAGCACCTGCATCTGCAAACCCTAGTACTGATTGGAATGTACCCTTACCACCTTTATATAAAGCTAATGTTATATCAGTAGATATATCTAAACCTGCAGCTGCTCCATAACCTAATACGTTTAAGATAGAAGTAGATGGGTGTGAAACTAATGATCTAATAAACTTGTTCTGTAGCTCAGATATGTTAGACGCAACAGCACCCCTTGGTTTAAACTTATCTTTCTGTAGGATAATGTCATCCATAAGATTTAAGTCTAAAGCTTCTTTCATAAAGCTATCCATGTCTAAGTCTTCTACATTAACATCTAATCTCTTAGCAACTTGCATAACACTATTCATGCTACGAGCACTTGCGTTCATCTTAGAGGAAAATGAATCACCAAATGTTTCTGGTGTAATCTTAGTATTCTTACGTTTAGCCTTACCCCCGAATGCTTTCATAATACCATCAATATCAGTTTGATCTAGCTCTTCTTTCATAAAGTCAGCTATCCAGTTTGATATCTTATCATCATCATTACGTTTGCTAAATAAGTAACCACCCTCTTGCATGATCTGTGCCAGACCTTTAAGGTTGTTTTCACCTTCGCCCTTGTATATACCTAACAGTACATCAATAAAGAAGTCAGTATCACCTTTAGTAATATCGTCCCCTGCTTTAACCTTTTGTAACCAAGTGGTTGTACCTTCTGGTTCTTTCTCTACAAAAGACTTGATCGCATCTTGCATTTCTTTAGCTATCTGTTTAGGAGATACCTTCTTTACAGTCTCAGTAATAAGAGCAGTGTCAGACGAACCACGTTTAAGAACTACACCTGCTTGTACTGTACCCATAGCCATAGCTGATAAGGCAGCAATACCTACAGCAGTTGTGCTGATCTCTTCTTGTACGTTAGTGTCTACTAATGCACGTTGATATAGGTACTCAAAGCCACCATTTGTAGCTGCAT